GTCTCTTGAAAGCGTAGAAGAACGCAACCAAGTTTGATCCTGAGTTGATTTGTGTAGTGCCAAACATTCCTGATGGTAACTTTCCATTCGTTCTGTAAACGGTTCCTTGAGCTGATCGAAAAGGGTGGTAGCATAATTCTGAAAGTCTGTCTCTAATGATGTCGTCCTCCTCTGTTCCTCCATTCCTGTTGTACCATGTTCTAATTGATTTGTAAACTGCGATGAGTAGTCCACTAGGCTGGCTTGTGTCAAAACATGAGTAATCTCCGTCGTCCACTTTGTCTGAAACTTCGTGTAACCAATCCGCCATCATCTGCCAATCTGGCCCCATTGGGTTGGATCCCGAAGTGCATGTGTTTCTGATTTCGTTTCGAATTGCATGGGCCATAAAGGCGCCGTAGTACATTCTGAGTGCCACTAATAATTTAAGTGGTGAAGCCGAAAATAGTCTTGTCTTGATCTTGTCTGGATTGTTGTAGTCTGCTTTTGCTTTCTTTACCCTCTCATCTTTCAAAGTCTCTTTAAAAATTGGTACGTCCGTAAGCTTTCCTTCTCTGATTTGATTGATAAATTCCTCCATCATTTCTCTGAATTCTGGCGTTGGTGTTCTGTCCTCGTTGATCCACTTCGATTTGCCGTTCGCTCCTGGTTCCATGCAAAGTGGTAGTCCTGCTGATGTTGATATATCTATAGGTTCCAATCCTTGTATGCCCTCTCCTGAAAGTGCTTGATCTAGTGTTAAAGTCTCCGCTAACATGGTTCTTCCTCCTGTGTACCGGGTAAGTACTCCTTGCGCCTCCTCTATGAATTCGTTGCTCAGAATGTGGTTCTTTCCTTGAAGTTCTTTCAGTCCTCTGTCCATTGGGTGGATTCCGTTGTAACTCCTGAGAATGCTCGGTGCTGTGATTGGTGCTGTAACTTCTCCGTGAATGATTGATCTCCTGACTTTGGTTTTGGTCGGCTCGAAGGGTGTTGGTATGGTTCCGATCGGAAAGCCGATAACATTGTGGTCTCCTGCTGGTGCAATGTCCATTTGGTACTCCAGTTCTTTTGATTCTTCAAAGAAAGTCTCCATGCTTTCAATCAATTCTTTTGTAATTAGAACTGATTCTCCTTGCCCGAAAGCGTTTCCTAAGAAATGCATTCCGCAAATCTTCCTCTGTCTTGTTGCATCCAAAACTAGCAATGGTGCCCCGCAATCTCCTGCAACAGTGTGCATATTGGAATATCCTATTGCCGTACCTGCTGGTATCTCGGTTTCTTGGTGTTCTTGTGTGTGCTGTATAATGTAAGGTTGTGGTGCTTGCATGTAAACGATCTCGCCATCTCTTCTTGTGATGAGTCTGCATCCTGGAAGTACTTTCCAATTTAAATCGCTGTCTTTCATGAGGTGATGTGTGTTTGATGTGTGTGGTGCCATGGTTTTGGGAAACAAAAGTAGCACAATGTCTAATTCGGGGTGCGATACTGCTTTGATGTCTGTCCATTTGTATTCTGTCTCTTCCGGTCCTCCGTCCTTTCTGTAGCGTGTTATGACTACGTCATGTCCCTTGAGTAAATGATAAGAGTGCTTGTTTAACCAAGCTTTCCTGCCTGAATAAAAGAATATCTGAGAAAGTCTGTGGATTGCTCCTGCGCTCTTGATATCGTAGATATTGTTTGAAATAGATTTGCTAATGCCATCTGCGTTCTGATCT